ATGTTGGCCTTAATGCAGATTTCTTTGGCGAAGGAGGCAAGGTAGACAAGCCTGAAATAAAGTTTATAATAAAAAACAAAAACCCTGAGTACGAAATCATAGGCTTTATTGACAAAAAAATTAAATACAAAGACAAGATAAGAATAGTAGACTACAAATCCAGCAAAAGAAAATTCCCCAAAAAAGACCTAGAATCCAACTTACAAGCCATGGCCTACACCCTCGCCGCCAAAAGAAAATGGCCCAAGTCAGCAAAGAACGTGGAAGTTGAGTTTTTGTTTTTGAAATTCCCAAGGCAACCATCACAGCGGGTGACTATCCCCAAGGAACAACTTGACGGCTTCGAGCATTACCTTGCTCATATGTACAAAATAATCAACTCCTTTACAGAGGACCAAGCTAAAACTAACTACGCAAAAGATAAATGGGAGACTAAGTTTTTCTGTAAAGCTGGCGAACACTGGAAGTGCCCGTACCTAGAAGCATATGATTATTACTCTCTTGAAGGTGAAGATGGTGAGGTTCTTAAGGGGGCCTTCACCGAAGAAGAGCTAGGCTCTCCCAAAAACGGTCAAAAAATAGTTAAAAAAAGATACGAAGGATGCCCTGCTCACGACACGTCAACTACCGATGATCCATTTGATTGGGCTTGACTTTTGTAAAAAAAGCCTTATAATTATTTTATGGATGAGATTCTTCCGTTATTTAAGTCGCACTATAGCTTGGGCAGGTCAATTCTGACCCTTAAAAATGACGACTCAGCCGTTGATGAAGCAGATTCCATCTTTGATATCTGTAAAGAAAATCAAATGAAGGAAATGGTTCTTATTGATCACAACATGAGCGGCTTTCTGCAGGCTTATCAAAACTCAAAAGAGTTAGACATCAAACTGATTTTCGGTTTAAGGCTTACGGTCTGTAGTGACATGAACCAGAAGGATGCTGACTCTCTAAAAACGAATAACAAAATAGTTATTCTTCTCAAGAACGCAAAAGGGTACAAAAGATTAATAAGGATTATCTCCCTCGCCTCAAGAGAGGGGTTCTATTATGAGCCAAGGATAGACCACAAAAGCCTAGAAAAAGAATGGAGCAACAGAGACCTTGCGATGGTAATACCATTCTACGACTCGTATCTTTTCAAGAACACCCTTCTCAGCAACATTTGTGTGCCAGAGTTTAACTTTGCGAAGCTAACATATTTCATTGAGGACAACAATCTTCCCTTTGATAATATAGTGAAAGAAAAAGTAATCAACCAAGCCAAAGCGGAGGGAGCAAAGACCCAGAAGGCTCAAAGCATTTACTACAGACGGAAGAAAGACTTCAAGGCGTACTTGACCTTCCGCTGCATCAACAACCGCAGCACCCTTGAGAGGCCAGAGCTAGACCACATGACTAGCGATGAGTTTTGTATGGAAAGCTGGAAGGAAAAAAATGAAAAAGTTTAAGATATCAAACAACACCCTGCTGAGCGTAAAAGACAGAGCAAAGGCTTTACCTCTACTCAATAATTCAATTAGAGGAGGCGAAGGGACAGTCGTTGCCTACATAGGCGAAGAGGTTGTTAAAAGAGTTTTACGCGGGGAAATAGAAGACACCTATGACTATGACGTAATGTACGGTGGCGGCATCAAGGTTGATGTTAAAACGAAGGAGAGGACGGTACCTCCAAGAGAAAATTATAATTGCACCGTAGCAGACTTTAACACCAAGCAAAAATGTGACGAGTATGCTTTTGTAAGCGTATTAAACGATCACTCTACCGCATGGTACTTGGGTAAAATAAGCAAGAAGGATTTTTATAAAGAGGCAAAATTCTACAAAGAAGGAGAGCTAGACCCAGACTCACCACCAAATGCAGGTTTTTACTTTAGAGCAGATTGCTATAACATACCAATCTCGAAGCTGAATTCGGACAATGCCCTAGACAGCTTACCGCAGGGAACCTATGAAGGAGGCCATTATTGAGCTACGAAGAATGGCTGGAATGGAGGGAAGAGTATTACAAAATGGAAGACGTTGGAGAACATAAAAATTTAGGAGTGGGCGTAGTGGGTAGCCTAAAGAAAAAAGAACCTAAGGCCAAGAAGAAGCCCAAGGCTAAAAAAATAACAAAAAAGAAATTAAAAGAAGGAACGGTGAATAAGGGATCAAGAACAACCAAGGTAGAGTATTTGCGACACCACACCAAGACAGTGGGATCCATAAACGCAAAGGGCGAATACGAAGTAGTGCCAACCAAACAATGCGGAGAGGGAGACATGGTTTGGGTGATGGAAGACAACGGGACCTTTACAAAAACTAAATTATATTAATCATGGATGAAGATTTTTTAAGATTCGACAAGAAAAAAGAGTACGTCTTTATAGACTGCGAGACGCTCAATCTCTGCCTTAACTCCTGCCATAATTTGCCTTGGCAGATAGCCATGATCAAAGCTGTGGGCGACAAAAAGATTGCCGAAAAAAATTACTATATTAAATGGGACACGAAATTAGAAATTAGCCCAGAGGCAGCGAGGATAACAAGGTTTAGCCCCAAAACATTAAAGGAAAAAGGCCTGACTCCCGAAGAAGTCTTCCCCACTATAGAAGACTGGCTGGATAACGCTGACTACGTTGTGGGTCACAACATTCTTGGTTTCGATCTTTACTTAATAAAAGACTATTACAACTACATGGGAAAAGACTACAGGCATCTAGTCAACAAGATCATTGACACAAACTGCGTAGCCAAAGGCGTTAAGTGCGGCGTTCATTATAGAAATACCGAAAGCCTAATTCAATATCAGTACAAAATGTACCACGAAAGAAGAAAAGGAATCAAAACAAACCTTGCCGCGATGGGAAGAGAGTTTGAAATCAACCACAACCCCGACAAACTCCACGATGCTTTGATCGATCTAGAACTAAACTTAAAAGTATGGAACAAACTAAAATGGCAGATAGAATTATGAGTAAATTTTCGTCACAATTTAAAGAGCTAGACATACCCCTCCATGGAGTACGTCTTCCCTCTTTTGAAATTGATATCAAATATAAAAGAGCGCTTGGGGTAAGCGAGGACATTAGTAATGAGGATTTTCTAGAAGCGCTATGTGAAGATGGTAGAGAAAAAATGTGGAGCAGCGTTCACAGAGAGGATAGATCGGAGTACGTCGAAAGGCTAGAGCACGAACTTAAGACAATTAAAGACCTTGGGTTTATAGGTTATCTTCTCCTTGTTTGGGATGTAATTAATTTTTGCAAAGAGAATGATATACCCACGGGGCTTGGCCGTGGCAGTGCGGCGGGCAGCTTGGTTTTGTACCTTATCGGTGTGACCAAGATAGACCCAATAGAGTATGGGTTATTTTTTGAAAGGTTTATATCTAAAATTAGAACTAAAAAAAGCGTGGTAGACGGAATCACCTACTTAGATGGCTCACTAATGATGGATGTTGATTTGGATATTTGTTACTACAACCGCCAAAGAGTAATAGAGTATTTAGAAACAAAATTCATAGGCAAGACCTCAAAAATCATTACGCTTAACTCCTTGAGCGGAAAACTTTGCATCAAAGAATGCGGAAAGGTTGCCGCAGGTAAGAGTGAGCAAGAAATGAACAAAGTGTCCTCGCTTATACCAAAAATATTCGGACAAATAAAAGACCTCAAGGAAGCATACGCGGAGGAAGAAGAATTTAGAGCTTGGTGCGACGAAAACGAAGAGTGCTACAACATAGCTCTCAAGCTAAAGGGGCTTACAAAAAACAAAGGAGTACACCCGTCAGCGATTTCTCTTTCATTCGAAAAACTTAACGACTGCTGCCCAACAGAATTAACCTCGGACAAAAAAAGTCATGTTGCTTCATATGATATGAACTGGATTTCAATTTTTAATGTCAAGCTGGACATCCTTGGACTTCGAGCGGTGTCAGTTGTTGACGATGTATGTAAAAACGTAGGCATTAAAGCGTCAGACGTAGACTTAAAAGACCAACTCATTTACGATAACTTGCAGCACCTTAGAACTCCCCACGGATTGTTTCAAATTGAGGCGGAAACTAATTACCGCGTTTGCCAAAAAGTTAAGCCCAAGGACCTAGAAGAACTAAGCGCCGTACTGGCCTTGGCTCGGCCCGGTGCGCTTAACTTCGTTGACCAATACGCCGCTTATGTAGAGGACGGGACTTACGATCCTATTCACCCATTCTTTGATGACATTTTGACATCGACAGGGGGCGTAGCCCTATACCAAGAGCAGCTAATGAAGATGGCTAATAAGATTGGCTTCACTCTTGACGAAGCAGAAATGTTAAGGCGTATCGTCGGCAAGAAAAAAGTAAAAGAAGTTCGTAAATGGAAAAAGAAAATTAAAGACAAGATCAAAGAAAACAATCTTGAATCAGAGATCGGCGACATACTATGGAGAGTGCTAGAAGACTCAGCAAATTATTCTTTTAATAAATCTCACTCTATTTCATACGCGGCCTTAGCTGCGACAACTATTTATCTCAAGTTTAAATATCCACAGCAATTTTTCTTAAGCTTACTTAAAATGACTCGCCACGAGCCAGATCCAATTAACGAAATTTCTAAGATTCAAAGAGAAATGTATTACTTTAGTATAAAACTTCTTCCCCCTCATATCATTAAATCTGATATGGATTTTGAAACCGAAGGCGACGACATTAGGTTTGGCTTGCTATCCATCAAGGGCATATCAGACAGGTCGATTGAAAAATTAGGTAGCTTTAAGAATCATTACTCAAACAAATTTGAAGTATTCGAAGGAGCCAAGGAGTCGGGGCTAACAATCGGCGTCCTATCAGCACTGATTCAAGCAGGTACATTCGAGGGTTTCGCCATGTCCCGCAGCAAGATTGTTTACGAGGCGCAGCTTTGGAATATATTAACCAAGAAAGAAAAGAAGTCTGCAATGCTACTGGCAGAAGATAAAAATTACGACTTGGTGGAGATCGTTAAGGTAATATCAAACAAAAAAGACGAAAAGGGTAAGCCATTGATTAGGGACTCTCGACTTAACACAATTAAAAACAAATCCAAACCATACAAAGAAATTTATTTTAAAAATAAATATTCAGAATCGTTTGCAAACTGGTACTACGAAAAACACTTACTTGGATATACTTATAATAAAAATTTAAGAGACAT